CTCCACCACAGCCAAGGAAGTCGTTGGGGGCTACTTTCTGATTCCGCTCCACCTGCATCTTGTTACGGAGCTCTACGGGAGGCATCCACGTAATGCGCCATCTTCCGTTAGCATCTGGCTTAAAATGTACCTTAGAGTCCTGCACCCCGTTCTCCCAGTGGAAGTTTCCAATCACTACTGGATTAGGGAACAGCTCATCGTTGTATTGGATTTGCTCGTAAATCTTGGTGATGTTAAACAGCGAAGACTTCGTAGAATCTCGGAAGGCTTCATCCTCGGTAAATGGGAACTGACGGATGACCTCATTGAGTTCGTAGCTGTTATGCTGCTGGCCCTTGCGCTCGTTTTTTAAGAACGTCCTAGCTCCGATGGAGGTGAAGGTTCCGTCCTCAGTGATTACTGGCTTCTCTGGGTCATCAATAATTGGAAGCCCATATTGGTCAAAGAATCCCTCAAGTGCCTCGTAAGCAGGGATGAAGATTTTGTAAAGACCGCTTTTGGTACGTCCGTTTTCATTGCGTTGCGTGGGGTCTGAGTCGTAGTAAAGGCTTCTGAACTCTCGTCCTCCTCTGTCGAGTGGATTGACTGTGGAACCAATCATTGCCTTTCCAATAACCCTACGCCCCACAATAAGACAGGTACGATGGATGCGCCATATCTCTCTTACGTCGATTCCCTTCTCGTACTTACCAGCCTCGTCAAAGAATAGCCTATGGGTTTTACTTCCGTCATAGGCGTTGATTACCGTGTTCTTCCAGTTGATGATGGTATCAAGTGCCTCGCCACGAGTAGCTATCTTGTTGTTCTTGGTGATTCTCTTTGAAGGCTCACGGAATGCAAGCTCCATACGCGGGTTAGTGGTACCATCAATAACTGGAGCAAAGAAGAACGGGTAGCTCTTAAATACTGGCACGACCTTAGAGCCAAACACTGCTTCTTGAGCGTCAGCACCCGTCTTACTCATAATGCCGAGTAACTTATCCTTTACCTGAGAGCCTTCGTCCACCAAGGTGGCAGCGCTCATATTGGTATAACCAGAGCGTCGGCACTTGGTGTAAATCTGTCCAAGGCATCGTGGGTCAGCCTCACAAGCGGCTAGGTGAATGAACAGCTTTCTCTGGAAATCTAGGTAGCTAGGGTATCCGATGTCAATCTTACTCCACTGGATGAACATATAGTGGTGTCCAGTGATGTAGGTAGGTACTCCGTTGTTGTAAAACCAAACGCCATCCCTTCTTCTTTGGAACTCCTGCTCAATGTATGGACCCCATCTGAGCTGAAACTCACGAGGAGACTCATACCAGTCGTCCATACTCTTGATTTGGTTGAGCTCTCTTGGAAACTCGTGGCGTTGCCAGTGCTGGTTCTCCTTCTTTAGGTTGTGGAACAGAATGTCCTTCTTCGCTGGTTTGGCTGGTAACTGAATCAATAGAGATTCAAGCTCAATAACATCCCCTTCTGTATCGTTAGGGCAGATATTGATTACCTCCTTGTTCTTTACCATCTTCAGTCCAGCCATAACCTATCGTCTTGCGTTACGTTCAGCAAATCCAGCCTTGAAGTCTCTGTCTTCCTCGATGCCTCCAGTCTCTCGAAGGGTACGGACCATCTCTTCCAATTTCTGACGCTCTTGGATTAGCTCTCTAGCGTCAACAGCAGTTTGCTTGATGGATTGGAGTTCCGCCTTGCGAGCAGAGCCGTTGATATCTGGGTCAACTGGCTTCTTAATCTCCTCAATCATATTGTTGATAGCTACCTCCATAGACTCAAGGAGCCTTTGGGCAGCGTCAACAGTGGTGAACTTAGCCTTTGTAACCATAATCCACAGCTAGTAAGTGGTCAACATTCATACGCCAAAGCTTTTTGCCGTCAATCTCCATCTCGTAGTCCGCATCTTTAGCGAAATACACGATGTCTCCCTTGCTGATACCAAGTTCAGCCAATGCTTCGGAGTCGCAGTGAATGCGTCCGTAGCGGTTGGGCTCTTGGGCAATGTTGACAAGCTCAATTACGGAGCTCTTTAGGTGGTGAGGCTGAGGGATTGGCTCTACAAGTACCCAGTTAGTAAGCACTTGAAGTCCATCCTCGTTCTTAAAGGCGTAGCACTGGGTAGAGAACCCACCATCTGGGTGGTATCTAACCATAAAGTTTTCCTTCTCTAGCTGGTTTCCACCATCCATCGTAACGTGGTGGTGAATGTAAAGGATGTCCCCGACCTTGACAGGTGTTTTGTACTTCAAGGGAACAGAAACTACTTCACCATAGGGAATGCGATGCTCAAACTCGTTGAACTTCGTTTCGATGTAGATTTCTACGTCTCCTATCTTTTTGGTGTCTTGTACTTTCTTGGGGATGTTTATAATGAATTTATCTAGGCAGTCCATTTTGTTTAATTAAAATCACACGAATACTCTACGATGACAGACTGATGCATAATGCGTTTCCATAGCATTAGGCCTCTATCGTCTTTAATGTAGATGTCGTACTTCTCCTTGCCGTATTTAATTAGGTAGCGTTCGTCAAGGACGATTGAGTCAATCTTAGAGCGACCAACGTCCTGACCTACTACATAGGCAAGGCCTTTTAGCGGGTCTTGACCCACTACAATTTTTCTTATCAATTCCATTGTTTAGTTCTTTAGCCAGAAGTCAACGCTAGAAGGGTCGTCACCGTCCTCGATGTCATCGTCAGACCAATTGTCGGCGATGTAGTTCAACACCGTCATCAACTCTTCTTTGTTGTCTGCTTCAATTTTAGATATAGATTCAATTAAAAATTTGTCTTCGTGGTCGTGAACGACCCCAATGTTTGCAATCACAATTAACTTATCCTCAAGGCCCAACTCCTCAGCTATTTCGCATATCTCGTCTAGCTTCGCTTGAGCTCTGATAAGGAACTCCATAGTAGTTGGGTCGCTAGGCATTACAGCTTACGAACGTGAAGGATGGCTCCCTGTGATACCTCGACGGTTCCACTTCCTGTTTCTATAGATGTAACGGCTATAATGTCTCCAGCGTTAAGGTTAGCAAAAGTCGATTGAGTAATGAAGTGGTCTGTTCCAGTTCCAAGAGTGGTGTCGCTAGTATTTACAATAGTTCCATTTATGGAAAACTTAAACTGGACAACACATCCTGCGCCTCCACTTGTTATCACTGGAGCACAAAGTGTAATCTGATATATGCCACCATCCTTTAAGAAGGTGATGGAGTCATTGTTTCCACCATATGTGGTTGAAAGCTGGTAGAATGCAGCAGCATCACCAACCTCATTTGAGTCTACTGCTGTTATCCCTACTGGCTCAAACTCAAGATACTGAGCTGTTGATGTCAACGGAATTATTGCAGTAGTTCTTGCAACCAACTCTGGAGCTGACTGATATCCTCCGGGATTGATTAGTGCAGAAAGCACAGAGTAGTCAATGCGACGCCAAGAAGACGTGGACACGTCCCAGATAAGGAATCGGTCTCCGTTGGCTACTGCGCCAATGTCGGAGATAGATGATGGGTTGTCCAGACGTACCGTTGAACTGGTGATAGCCAGAGGAGCGGTTGCTGTGGTTACTGCACCGCCAGAAAAGGCTGCCGCGTTAAGGCTTCTACGTACTACCTGATTAGATGCATTAAGAAGGAGCGCTGATGTCTCGGTACTTCCACTTGCAGGAACTGTTGGGAACTCAAGGATTCCGTTAATACCCACCTTAGTGGTGCCAATCTGAAGAGCGGTAGCTACCCCGTCACCTGATTCTACGTTCTTTAGGGTAGTAGTTGCGGTGTTGGTAGCTAGCTTCAACAGCGAAGCGAATGCGTCTTTTACCTTTTGGCCTGATAATGTTGCCATATTCAATACTTTTGTACAAATATAGAGTTTAATTTAAGATGGCTAAGCACACGCAAAAGAACAAAGCGCGTATGTTTCGGGAGTCCAGCAGATTACCAGACAGCGCAATATCCCACGAAGGACTAAAGCACCTAGGGATTACATACCACTACTTCCGTAAGAAATTCGGACTTACAATGGGACAGCTTCACTTGATGCTGTTGGTGTATGACCTTGAGTTCTTTACTACCGACTACGCCTGTAAGCAGATGCGGATGTATAGGGGTATGTTCTACAAGAGGAACATCTTGCCGTTAGTCAAGGCAGAATACCTATACCATCACTTCCGTCAAACAAGTATATCTCACCATAGTATGGAGGACTTGTTATTTTACGGAGAGACTAAGTTCTCGTACCGCTCTCGTATGGCGCTTACCCAAAGGGGAAGAATGTTGGTAGCTAGGTTCTACCGAAGTGCTGCTACTGGCGCTTTGCCTGATTTGGATGAGTAGTGATAACTTTAAACGGCATCTCTAGCGCTGCTCCATCGTGCGGCTTAAACTCTCCGCTATGCTGCATAAGGAAATAGCGACCTTTGTCGCTCATCCAATGGTAGCCCTCGGGGGCTTTTACCATTACCTTACCTTTCTTCTTTGCTTTCATCGAACAGTCTGTTTACTAGTTGGTGGTTCATAGCACCAATCAATGAGCGTCCTGCGCTCACTCTTTTGATTCCGCGTGTATTTGCGCCACGTTTCTTTGCTGACTTTGCCATCTTAGCTACCGCAGGCTTCGCAGTCCTCGGGATTATCAATATTGCACGTAGGTTGTGGGGCTTCTTCTAGCTCATTTAGCCAGTTGTCAAAGTTTTTGTGGCTCATTTCTTAGCTCTATTTTTTGATGCGGAAATCATTTTACGTTCTGAGTGGTCGAAGTCAAGACCATCTCCGTTACCATAGGTACCCATTCGTCTGTTTACCTTGTTAAGGAAGGCTCGGTACTTCTTGCGCTCATCAGAAGAGTGGTACTCTTTGTTATACGCGTTCTTCTTCTCGCGAGCCTCTGGGTTCTCACGGAAGTACTTAGCTGACTTGGACAGCTCTCTTTTGTTAATCTTCGCCATAATGTCCTCTTTCTCTTAAGTATTTAGCAGCACGGTCTACAACGTCGGGGTGGTCTTTTAAGAATGCAATGGAGCTGTTACACTTCCTGCAAAGTAAACCACGAAACTCATTGGTCTTGTGGTTGTGGTCGATGGCACAGGAGTCAAGCTGGATGCTGTCTAAGCATATAGCACATTTGCCTTCCTGTTCTAGGTATGCGTCCTTCACTTGACGTGGGGTTACATTCCTTCTATCGCATCTGCGTTGGAACGTCCATTCTGGAGACGACTTAGAGGCCTTCTCAGGATTCTTAGTCTTCCAGACCTTGTACTTCTCGTAGGCGCAGGCCTTGCATTGGAGAGCTCGCTTTTCGTTATGTCTTCCGTAGATTCGATAGCCTTCAACTGACTTCTCGACTCCGCAGACATTACAAGCGAAGAGCTCCATTAGTCCTCGCTATAGAAGCAGGCTTTGACTTTGTAATGGGTTGGCATCTTACCTCCTGCTTTGACGGCAGCTTCTAGCTGTTTAACAGCCATCATCAGGTCCATTCCCTTTACTTCAATCTCAGCTCCGGACTCTTCGCCCATCTTGCCTCCTTCGTTGTACTTCTTGGTTTTCATTACTTCATCATCTTAAAGTCCATACCAGTAATCTTACCGTCCTTATTCTTGTCCAGCTTTACCTGTCCTCCTTTAAGGTACTTCATCATACCGCCCTTTCCGTACATTGGCATCTTGCCTCCGCCCATCATCTTCTGAACAGGACGCTTAACAACTTTAAAGCCTTTTGCCTTGAGTTCTTTGTCAAACTTAGCAAGAGCTTCGGGACCTTCTTCCTTCATTGCGTTGCGCATCTCGGTAAGGTTCTCAGCTTCACGAGCCTTAGCAGAAGCATTGAACTTCTCGTCAGCTGTCATCATCTTCTTTCTAGGGTCTGGAACAATAGGTCCGCCCTTAGCGTACATCATTTTCGTTTTCATAAAGCGAAGATACTTATTTATAAGGAACGTATTTGGTCTTACCACCTTCCTTGATGGCACGAAGAACTTGCTTGCGGTTAGCACCCTTGCGGTATCCTACGTGTACCCAGTCAGGATTCTTGTCAGTCCCAAACTCAAAAATCAATTGGTCGAATTCAAGGTTGTCTTTTATGTACTTAAACACATCCATATTGGTGACACCATTACCGTGACCATCTTGGTCTAGGTCAAGAGCCTTTCCGTTGTTATGGTCAGAGGTAGCACTACCACCAATAGACTTATTCAACGCAGCTGAGCGGTATCCACTAGAAATAAAGATAGGAACACCAAAGTGCTCACGTACCTTATCAAATACTTCTTCAGAGATAACCTTAAGGTTCTCGAGGTGTTCAGCAGTGGGAGAGTTGTCGATGCCTTTGCGTTTGGCTGTGTCACTACGTGTTACTTCAGCCAGCGACACATACTTAGATAGTTTCATAATCGTCTACGTTTTAGAGTTACAAAAATAATCAATTCTGTTTTACCTCTTTCTTAGCCAATTAACATTACTGTGTTGAATACTCATTTCAGAATCCTTGGAACTATGGAATTTCTCTTGTAACTTTGCCGCTAAAGGTCCTAGCGCTAGCACAACCAACAGAACACTAAAGCTGACGGGCGGGCCTCCCACCCCGCCAAGTCAGCCGCTAACCAACAGCTAGCAAGTGAGCTTTGACCAGCAACACCTGCCAAGGGTCAAAGCGAACGCGTCATAATAGGATAGACTTGTGCTGGCACGAAGACTATTCTAGCTGTTCATCTTCTTCTTCCTCTCTTTTTTTTGCAACATACTCTATTCCACATAGTTGTCTACGTTTCTTTTTTAAGTAAACGAGCTGTTCAACAGCACATTTACCAATCTACACAACCTAACGCTGCCAACTATATAGACAACATCCAACAAACTAGAACACATCCAACACCGAATAGAGCCCTCAACAATGTGCAGCTAGCACACGTCATAGCTAGAAACTATCAGTCGCAAGGATGAACGCACGCCCGAACAAAAATGCGAGACATAAATAGGTAGGGGATTATATATACTATACAACGACTCGACAACCAAACCGAAACGAAATCCCAGACCCAAGCCCCCTACACATACACGAAATTCTCAGAACATTCCAGCGTTTTACTACTGCCCATCCCCATAGATTCTAACTATTACCTAGACCCTTGGTCATAGTTTTTTCCTATCAAACCTAAGGCTGAGGTTTTGTAACTGCTTGATAATCAAGGAGAACAATCCCCACCAAAATTCCCCTCATAGCCAAAACCTATCAACCTCTACCACTTCCGCCTACGTGCGAGACAGCATCGATAGCCAATTCCTATCGGTCGATAGTCAAAACCTATCGAGGTCGGAGTTATATTCGCGCCTCTACGTACGTGGATGACGCGCAGATGACGCGTAGGTGACGTGGGTAGGCTTGCGCGATAGTCAATAGTAATTCTAAATAAAATATATTTGTTTCTCAAATATATTTTTTAAGAATTATTCTATTGACTATTTCCTACGAGAAAGTCGTACTTTTGCCTCGAATCCCAA